GTGGATCAGTTGCTGTGATGCTTAAACCTTTTGCAGGTAGCACAGTACCAGAACTTATTTTATCAACAAAATCTTCGCCTGAACTTATAATTGTAAAAGTTCTAGTAGACTTGTTGATTAACATTATGTGATCAAAGCCGTCTGTAGTTTTATAACTTTCGTGTTGGATAAATGTTATTGCTTTCATCAAGCCTTCGTAGCTTAAAGTCACACCTTCTGGAGTTTGATTTACTGCTGCATCTATTAGGTTTTCATAGTATTGATCTGTGCGTGAGCCTCTTACTTCTTTATAGTTTATCACTAGCTCTTGTATTAGATCATGCAGAAACTGTACTGTGTCATTTTTTGAATAGCCCGCAGCATTTAAACTTTTTTGATAATTTTCGGTACCGCTTTTAGTAATACCACTTACGATACTTTTTCCTTTTAGGTCGCCTTTTCTGTGTAATTGATTCATTACTTTCCAAAGCTTATTGTGTTCTTTTCTAAGCAGTCTTGTTACTCCTGCATGGGCAGCTTTTCCTTGGGTAATCTGTGTGCCATTCAGTCTCCCGCCTGTTGGCGCTGTACCTTTTTTGTAGTTGCCGCCTTTAATTTCATATCCCTGGCCGTCAATAATAAGATCGCCTTTTTCTTGCGCTTTCTCTGTCGGGTCACCTAGAGCAGCAAGTGCTAATTCACCAGGTCCGACGTTACCCCCAGTTCCAGCAGGCATGCTGTTAAGAAGGTCATTGATAATTATATTATACACGCTTTTATGAGTTGGATTTACATAGTCATCAATAGAGCCATGACCGCCTTCTGCTCGCACTAAATTAATCATGTTTATCACATGACCGTCAGCAGCAGCCTTAGCAAATTCTAAAGCTTCTTCTTGTTTTAGTTCGCCCGTTTTAATTTTTCGTCTAAAAAGTGTATCAAAAAGGTCCATAAGAGTATTTTGAGTTTTTTCTCTAGTTTTCATTTTTGATATTTCGTTTTTTGTAAATCCTGCATCTTTATAGTTTGGAATCACAAAACCGTCTATTTTTTGTGCAAGCCTCGCAAGTTGTGCATCAATTGCATTCATGAATTTTACAGCGTCTGCTTCTGCTGCTGCTCTACCTTCTGCTTTTGTTTTTTCAAATGCACCATCTACAGTAACTCTTAATTTTGCAATAGTGTCTCTGAAAGCGCCGACAATAGGATCACAGTTAGGAACTTCGTCGCAAATCATTTGTATTTTATTATTTAATTCTTCAATAAGGGTATATGTTGCAACATCTTCAGTGATGGGGTCGCTAACTAAATTACCGCTTTCATGTTTGTCATGATGAACTTTATTTAATATACTGCTAGCTTTGTTAATCATCGCCTGTATCAAACCCTTTGTTTTGATTACAAGGCTTGCATCTGTTTTAGCAGCAGTGTCTAGCTCTTTTTCGATAGCTTTGAGATCAGTTTCAATTTGATTTTCTGCTTGCTCTAATAAAAATCTTGGTGTTGAAAAATCTGTGAATTTCATGTGTAAACTCCGTATGCAGTATTTATCGAAGTTTAATCATTATCCATAGTAACGTCTAACTGAAATCCTGAATTGTTACTAATTAAAACGCATTCTAGAATTTTTTGTTCTGCTACTTCAAATGTGTAATTACCCACAGCAGCCATACCTTCACGTTCTATTTCTTCAATACATGATTCTGCACTTTCATCTGTATGATGGAAAATACCTAAAAGTATTTCTTTTACTAGATTTCTTGGTGTAGTGTCGTTGTCAAACACATAAACCTTAAACTTAGAAGGAATAGGAGGGTTAGTTGAAATAGTTTCGTTAATGCTCACTTTTGCTTTAGTCATTAAATGCCTCTTTTAAGTATTTAGCTATAGGTGAAGGGGGATTGCTCCCCCTTTTATTATTACCCATCAATTAGATTAGGTTCGGTGATTGCAATCTTTTTAGGTTGCAGTTCTTCTGGTACATAACGCTTCAAATGAACGTTAAGCATACCCAGTTCAAGTGATGCACTTTCTACTTCAATATGGTCAGCAAGAGTAAATTCTCTAGTGAAATTGCGTGAACCAATACCTTTGTGCAAATAGTCTACTTCGCCGTTGGTTTCTGGTGAAGTACCTTGTACTGTAAGTACATTTTTTTCCAAAGTAATATCTAGATCAGCCATACTGAAACCTGCAACAGCAACAGAGATAACAAATTCATCGTCTGTCACTTTGACAATATTATATGGCGGATATGAAGTAGTTTTTGAGTTCTCGAACACTCTGTCCATTTCACGGAACATTCTATCAAAACCAATAGTTGCACGGTGGAGTTGTGGTAAGTCGAGAGTAGTGTATCTTGTCATTTTTATCTCCTTTATAAGCAAGATATAATAGTGAGCCCTTTTCGGCGCTCACTATTATTTATACATGGAATCACAGCGTTTGTCAATTCCCGATAGTATTTTTTTCGTATACTGCATTGTGTGTTTGTGTGCAACGCACAAAGGTTGTACACTTACTAAGTTGCTTGAGGGTTTCTGCTCCTACATACGTGCAAGTGCTTCGAATACCGCCGAGAATATCTTGTACGGTATTTTCTACTGGGCCACGGTAGGGCACAAGAATAGTACGACCTTCTGACGAACGGTAATCTTTGAGCCCGCCAAAGTGCTTTTTGTTTGCAGTTTGACTACTCATTCCGTAGAACTTGCGAAACTCTTTACGTTCGATAACCGGCTTATAAACTTCGTCTTCTTTCATATAGTAATATTCGTTATTATGCACGTACTTAAAGATTTCTTCGCCGCCGCCTTCGTCGTGGCCAGCTAGCATCCCGCCGAGCATTACAAAGTCTGCACCCGCAGCAAATGCTTTGGCTACATCGCCTGGAGTCGTACAACCACCATCAGCAATAATATGTCCACCAAGACCATGAGCAGCATCGGCACATTCCATGACTGCAGAAAGCTGCGGATATCCCACCCCAGTCTGAATCCTAGTAGTGCAGACGCTACCAGGACCAATACCGACTTTGATAATATCAGCTCCATTTAGAATTAACTCCTGTGTTTGATCTGCTGTAACTACGTTACCAGCAATAATAGTTTTAAAAGGATAAGTTTCACGTAGGTGTCTAATAAATTCTACAAAACGTTCTGTGTAACCGTTTGCTACATCTACACAAACGAATTGCAATTTGTCTAAAACTTTTTGATGTACTTGCTCAAGTTTATCCAAATCAGCATCACCGATACCAATACTCATTGCCACGTAAGGCTGCGGTTCTGAAAAGAAATCGGCCAGTTCTTCTGCTGAGTAAGTCTTTACCAAACAAGTAAACATTTTATGGTTGCTCAAAGTACGAGCCATTTCAAATGTTCCCACACCGTCCATGTTAGCAGCCATGATAGGAACGCCGTTGTAATCATAGTCGTTAATACGAGCGCCTTTTGCACCTACAAAATTGTAGCTACGCTCCATAGTAACATTTTTACGAGAAGTAAGACGGCTACGCTTAGGGCGAATCAGCACGTCTTTATAATCCAGTTTTACATCATTTTCTAAGTGCATTAGAATCCCCGTTGGGCAATGTCTTTTCTAAGTTTTTTAAGATGTCGAGCACGACCAGCAGCTTTTTCACGTTTGCGTACCTGACTAGGTTTAATAAATTCTTTACGCTGTCTAAATTCTTGGATAATGCCTTCTTCTTGAACACGCTTTTTAAATCTACGTGCTGCTCCACCAAAGTCATTATTTTTTACAATAACCTGCATGCCTTTTTTGTGTAACACTTCTCGGGCATAAGATTCTATATGTTTATTACGGGACAATTAAACCTCCTATCTTTTCAATTAATTGGTCATAACTATATAGCTGCTTTCTACTAAGCATAGTATAAAATACATTGTTACCTTGTGTCAACCAGTATGTATTTGATTTAGATAAAATATATCCATCAATTACTCTTACTTGTGGATCAGAATTATCCATATCGTAAAACACAAGATTACTCTGATCGATACATGACATAAGCCAATCAGGATCATGCTCTTGCGGCTCATACATATACACTGTGATATTTTCATCCACAGTTTTTAAATACTCACTTAACAAGTTTTTCACTTCTGCTCTAGGATAAATCAAAAGCAGTTTGATACTATCATCATAAATCTTGTCAGGTGGTGTCGCTACTGCGATTTCCATTTCTTATTTTGTTCCAGATTGAATTTTCGTTTTGTTCATCGTTTTGTTTGTATACATAGTGTTCAGGATCCCACGGAAGATAATCAATTTTTTGTCTTAGGTAAGCAGTCTTATATTCCTTCAAAGTGTTATCAGGATGTTCTGCTTTCCATGCACGTTTATTTTGGTTCCAATTATCGTCATTTTCTTCTAAGTATTCTATCTCTTCAAGAGTTAGTCGTTTTGATTCTGCCGATGATCCTATAATTTTTTTTTTGTGATGTGCTTCTGCAAATTCTTCTAAAGGAATAGGATTGCCATCTTTGTCATATTCTACTTTAACTTCATGAACCTGTACGCTAGTTTCTTTGCCTTCTTCTTTCTCAACTGCTTCTTCAAGACTGTCTTGAAAATCAGAAAATAAACTGCCTACGTGCGGATTTACTTCTTTTGCTTGGACTTCATCATCCGAATCACTGATCTCCGTTGTCTCGTTGACTTGGTCAATAGTTTCTTTGTTGTCTTCTTCTTCATTTAATTTTTCAGTTTTTTTTTGAGCTCTGTTTTCTCTAGCAAAGTTAAAAGTATACTGAGATGCAATAAGCAATAGAACTGCTAGCGGATCGAACACAAAGATAATAATAACAATTACCCAACGCACAGCTTCTTCTAAAAGATTCTGTGTTGCATTTTCTCCATATATAAATTCTGCAATGTATCGAATCGGTCCAACTTCGGCCTCTAACTTGCGATACTCACTTTGGAGTTCAAATTTTTCATCAGTAAGCTTATCTATTTCGTTGCTCGCTTCATTGATACGCACACGCTGCTCGGATATCAATGCAGATAAGTTTGCTTGATCACTAGTTGCAAGTTGCTCACTATAAGTTGTAATTAATTGATTAGATCTATCAATTTCCGCTTGAACACTACTTCTAATTCTGTCAATTTCACGTCTTGCATTAGTGACAATTGGATCATTAGGTACAAACTCGAGTTTTGTAAGTAACTTTGATCTATCTTCTGCTTTTGCTTCTTGCCATTCTGCTGCTGCTCGTTGACTACGTGTACCCCAACGTCCGTCAGCTGACACACCAATCATAGTTTGTGCAAGTGCAATTTCACCGTTGCTCAAATGTCCTTCTAATTTGACAAGTTCTGCATCAATACGAGAAATTTGATCTTCGATGCTTTGAGACTTACTGGCGATAATTGCCTGTTGTTCGTCGATTTGTGGTTGAATTCTTGCTAGTGCAGCATTGATACGTTGCTGCTCAACTTCAATTTGATTTTGAATATTTTGCTGACCTGTAGAACCAGTGGTTTCTAATTGAGTAATACGTTGATTTGCTGTATCAATGATGCTTTGTTCAGCTTGAATTTTCAGTTCAAGTCTTTCAATCTGTGCAAAACTTTGATCACTTGCTGCTGTTTGTTCAATGTGAGCTTTTGATAAAAAACCAAAAATACCCATAGAAGTAATGAACATAAGCACAAACACTGCACTAGACAAATATAGCTTCAACCACCAAGTTGCCCTGCCCCAGTAATTATGTAGCCACACTGCTGTTACAAGTTTACCTACCTCTAACACTACGCCCATAATAATAATAGGAATAGCTGCCGCTGCAAAGATTGCAACCAAGCCTGCAACAGAATACCAAATTGCAACCGAACTAATACTAAGTGCCGTAATTAAAACTAAAATTCCAAACCACATACTATATTTATTCCATCTATTTGTACAAAACTGGAAACTCTTCTTTTAAAAGAGCTTGCAATTTATCTAAATCTTCATATGTCATATTTTCTCTATCATATCCTAAACGTTTCATTTCGTCTAATAATGCTCGACGGCGTGTATTTTCTCTTTGGACATAAGCATTGTGATAAAGTTCTTTCACCTTACTGAAAATATTTTTGAATAAATTCGGAAACAAAAAATACGCTCCGATAATCCAAGGCAACAATGAAAAAATTATAGTAATTATTTCCATAGCTAAGGTAAGCATTATTTGGTATCCTTACGCTCGTGTGATTTAAGTTCGCTAGGAAGAACATATCCTAATTCTTCTTCAACTTCATCTTCAGCAACAGTGTTGCCTTCGATCCTTTCAACAAAGAAGTCTTCGGTCAACCAACGTAGGTCATTGGTCTCAACTGACCGAAGGAGTACATCACCAAAGGTGCCTTTACGTTTCTCGACAACGAGCCACTGTGTGCCGTGTTGCTTAATCCGTTGCTTGCCTTTTTTAGTACGTCCGGTTAAATGGTAAATCATTAGTCAGCCTCTTTTAACACATCAACAAGGGGCATATGCCTATTCGACATTTTAACCTCTTTAATAATAAATCGGGTATCAGGATTCATTTCTTCTAAAACCATCTTTAGTTCAGCAGCATTACCCGGACAGGTTTCTTTACTAACAATCTTCAACCAAGAAACATTCACTACCCACCATTCAGTCATTTGTATAACCTCTTTGCTTTTGTTATGGTATTATAGTAGCACCACTAGGCTGAGTTGTCAACCTCTGCGCATCTTAGAAATTTCAGCAGCGTCTTCTTGGCTGAACACAGGAACCATATTGCTCTTATGCATAGTAGCAATTCCAAGCAGCTTACGGGCACCATTGTATGTTTTTGGCTGTGCAGGAGCTGCATGGCCGCCAGCACCTGTGCCCATACTTGGTGCTTTATTGCCCTGTCGTTCGTGACTGCGATCACGCTCAAATGGAAGTGTGTTGACTGGCTTCTTTTTGCGGGACTTTAGTTGATCGGGGTGTGTGCCCATCTTGCGCAGCCATTTGTCATGTGCTACTGCTGCTTCACGATCATTTTTAGTAAGACCACGTGTCTTACGATTCTTAGTGTTAGTGGTATTCATACCACGTACAAGATGCATAGTCATAAAAAAACTGCTCCTCTAACTGTTTATTAGTATAAAGGAGCAGTTTTAAAAAGTCAATTGAAATTTATTTTAGAATGACCACTTTGCGCCGATTGAGGTAGCTGTACGGTCTAGGTCAGCATCAAAGTCTGTGTTGCTGAAAAGTACAATTCCGTTAGCCATTTCGTATGATACGCTGATGCTTACGCCAGACATTGCATAATCGAAATCCCAGTCATCGTTCTCAAATCCTACAGAAGCGTCTAAGCTTAGGTCCATTGGTAGAGCAGCAGTTGCACCAAGTGTTGCAGCCATTGTTCTGTCACCACCGAACCAGTCGCCAGCTACAGTAGCATCTGGAGTAGTTGTGTATTCAAAACTAGCGTATGGAGAAATCATGCTTCCGCCGCCTAGTTCCTGTGCACTTGCTGCACCTGCTACAGTTACAGCCATTGCTGCTGCTGTAGTTGCGATAATAGTTTTCATAGGTTTTCCCTCCGTTTTAAAAACTAAATTATTTAGTTAGTGTGTGTTATTTATCCGATTTACAGTCGGATTATATGTCTTTTTTATGCTCTTGTATTTCTTTTCGGCGTTCTTTTGTTAGTTTAAAAAGTTCGCCTAATGCCTTTCTTGCCCTTACGGCTGCTGCCTTTACTTGTTTTTCTTCGAATAATTCTGCCTCTTTGATATAATTATTAAACTCTTGTACAATCTGTTCATGTAAATTCATTATGCCTGATCCTTAAAAAAATTATTTAGTTCAACATATCCTCCGATTAATTTATCATCGATAAAAATTTGTGGAAGTGTTTTTGCCTCAGGTACTGCTTCTAGGAGCTGCTCCCGGGTGTGTGTTTTTCCTATTTTGTTTTCAGTATACAATATATCTTTTGACTGCAATAATTTTTTTGCAGATTCGCAATATCCACAATGGTCTCTACTCCATATTACAATGTTCATATTTTGTCCTTTCTACGGCAATGCAATGCCAGTTGTAGAGCTTACATACTGTTTTGCTAAATCTTTCTCAGTTTTTACAATACAGGTAATGGCACTGCTTTTCAAAGTAAATTTACTATCATGACTAGCGCTAAACATAAACGGACCTAGACCTAAGCCTTGTCCTTGCATGATTAGCATCATTGGCTTTGATAGTGTCACACCATCTGCATTTTCACTATCGAATCTGCCAACTACTTCTTCACCACCGGTGAGCTTTAATGATACAGTGTCACCAGTTTTGTATGGTGTTTCGATTAACATTATAATTTAAATCCTTTTAACATGTCATTATTTACGTCTTGTTTAATACCGCCTACAATATATGATTCTACTTCTGTCTCCTGCGGCGCTACTTGTAGTGTGTTTGAGCTTAACCAATGCTGTGTCCACGGTAGCGGATTTGTGTTAACTGGTGCATCGAAAATTGCATTGTATCCAAGTGCCTTGAGTCTGCGATTAGCAATGTATTCTACATACTGATGTAACAGCGTTTGATTAAGACCAATCATTGAGCCGTCCTTAAACAAATAGGTTGCCCATGCTTTTTCCTCGTCTACACATTCTCGCCACATATCATAAACTTCTTCTTCGCACTCTTTCGCGATGTCTACCATTTCTGGATCATCTTTGCCTTGAGCCCAAAGTTTTAAAATATGCGTAGTTAATGCAAGGTGCTGGGCCTCATCCCGTGCAATAAGACTAATAATCTTAGCACTTCCTTCCATGAGCTTTAATTCACCAAAACCAAAAGTACATGCAAAAGAAACATAGAAACGCAAACCTTCTAAGATGTTTACATTCATCATTGCCAAGTAAAGTTTTTTCTTAACTTCACGCATAGACCCTTTCTTGTGATGGAACCAATTATCACTCGCTTCATTAAATGCATCGTAGTTTTTGGTAACTGATACTGCACGTTCGATAATTTTATCATCTTCAAGGATAGTGTCTAGCACTTCGCTCGGATCGCTGTAGATGTTTTTCATAATGTGAGTATACGAGCGACTGTGAATAGTTTCAAAAAAGTCCCAAGTCACAATACAACCCTCAAGCTCAGGAATACTTACGTGAGGCAAGAAGCTAAGACATGGTCCACGTCCTTGCACACTATCTAGCAGAGTTTGATATTTTAAGTTTGCAGTAAAAATATGTTTTTGCTCTGGCCTAAAGTTTGCATAGTCTGCTCGATCTTTTTGCAAACTGACTTCTTCAGGTCTCCAAAAATAACCAAGCATAGTTTGGTTAAGTTTATCAAACACGGGAAACTTGAATACATCATAGCGCTGAGTATTTTGTTCAGCTCCAAAAAACATATTTTGTTTTGTGAAATCAACTTTCTCTTGATTAAAAACGGTCTTACTCATATTGCACATGCCTCACACATTTCGTCTTCCTCAGGAAGATCTTCTAAAATAATATTTTCTTCGACTTTAGGTTCTTCATCTGTAATCTCAGACGGATCAACTTTGTAATCATAAGTGTTTTGATAGTAGCTTGTCTTCCAACCTAGCTTGTAGGTAGTTAACAAGTCTTGCATCATTACACTCATTGGTACTTCATTGTCCTGATACTGTATTGGATTATAACTCCAATTTGCAGAAATTGCTTGATCAAAAAACTTCTGCATAGCAGCAACAATCTTTATGTAACCCTCGTTGCCTTTCATATCCCAAAGCAAAGTATAGTGTTGCTTTAGTGATTGATACTGTGGCACAATTTGCTTTAATGGCCCTTTTTTACTTTTCTTAACGCTTAAATATCCACGTGGCGGTTCGATGCCATTTGTTGCATTACACACTACACTTGAACTTTCACTTGGCATTTGAGCACTCAGTGTAGAATGCCGCAATCCCCATGTTGCAATATCTTCACGTAGTGCATCCCAATCGTGTCGTAGATCTACACCGCCGATTGCTTCGTCGACGTCTTGTTTGTAAGTATCAATCGGAAGCACGTTATCTGCATATTTTGTGCGTTCGAAATATTCACACTGGCCACGTTCTTGTGCAAGTTTGTTTGATGCCTTAAGCAGATAGTACTGGAAACTTTCGGTAAGTTTGTGTACAAGCACTGCTGCTTCATTATCTTCATAACTAACTTTATTTTTTGCAAGGAAGTGGGCAAGCCCTACATAACCAATACCTAGTGAGCGACGTGCTTTAGTGGAAATTTCTGCTGCTTGTACTGGGTACTTTTGGTAATCAATAATCTGCTCCAAAGCTCTTACTGCAAGATCGCAAAGATCTTCAAGATCGTCTAGTTCTTTGATAAGCCCAACGTTTATAGCGCTTAAAATACAAAGTGCAATTTCGCCATCTTTATCATCGATATGATCTAAAGGTGTCGTAGGCAATGTAATCTCTTGACATAAGTTACTCATATAAACTTTGTCTTTAAAAGAACTATGTGTGTTTGCGTGATCTACATTCATAATGTAGATACGTCCAGTCTCAGCTCGTTCCTTAATTAACTCACTAAACAGTTCCATTGCAGGGACACGCTTTTTTGGAATAGAACGACTGTTCTCGTATTGCTGATAAAGTTCTTCAAACTCGTCCGGATCGCCAAAGTAAGCTTCGTAGAGCCCTGGAACATCATGTGGTGAAAATAATGTAATATCTTCTCCGTTCAGCAGCCTAGTGTACATTGTCCTGTTGAGTTGTATACTGTAGTCCAATTTTCTTACACGACTGTCTTCTGTGCCTTTGTTGTTTTTCAACACAAGTATATCTTCAATCTCTTGATGCCACAACGGGAAATGAACAGTAGCACTACCTCCTCGTACTCCGTTCTGTGTACAACATCGTACAGTAGATTCAAACTTTTTTAAGAACGGAACCACCCCAGTGTGCGCAACTTCGCCGCCGCGGATTTTACTGTTGACTCCACGAATTCTACCAGCATTAATCCCGATACCAGCACGTTGAGCGGTATAGCGGCCAATAGCCATATCACTAGAGAAAATGCTGTTGAGAGTGTCATCACTATCCACAAGCACACAGCTAGCAAATTGACGTATTGGCGTTCTAACCCCTGCCATAACGGGTGTAGGAATGTTAACTTTGAATAGAGAAATTGCATCATAGTACTTCTTTACATATTGTAAGCGCTCTGCTTTAGGATAATCAGCAAATAGTGTTGCTGCAATCATCATGTACATAAACTGTGGCGTTTCAAAAATTTCCCCAGAGGATCGATCCTGTACTAGGTACTTATCAACTACTTGTCTTAGTCCTGCATATGTAAAGTTTTCATCACGTTTGTGATGGATATAAGAATCTAATTTATCAATCTCTTCTTGACTGTACATTGACAAAATTTCGCGATCGTATACACCACGGAAAATATTTTTCTCAATGATTTGACTTAGTGTAATAGTTTGGTATCCGCCAAACACTTGCTTGTACAAGCCGTAAGATAGTAGTCGTGCTGCTGCATATTGATAGTTTGGAGTTTCAAGATTTATAAGATCGCTAGCGCTTCGTACAAGTACTTCTTGTATCTCTCCAGTCGACATACCGTTATAGAATTGTATGTTTGCATTCATTTCAATTTGACTACTACTTACACCAGCTAGTCCATTACATGCTTCTTCTACAACGAAGTGAATTTTGTCGATGTCGAGTGGTTCTCGAGAACCATCACGCTTGACAATCATTATATCTCGATTCATAACTGCTCCAAATTTTTATTATTATAGTAGGTATTCCGCCAAAAGTCAATATTATTTTGTTGGTATAATATGTATCTCGAATTGGCGTAGTGTTATAACACTGCTTAATGGGTTTTGTGAAATTATTTTATCAATTCTACAGAATATCTAAACTTACAACTTCCTAGTAGATCGTTTTTTACGCCTAGTAAAATTGTTTCGTCTGAGCTATCACCGTTGACATCTGTAAGTGTTGCATTAAACAAGAAATCTAATTCTTTGTTTGCATCACCTTCGTAGTCGTAACTGTCACTTATCCTTACAGTATTAGATACTCCATTACAAGTAACACGAAGTTCGCCCGATCTAGTGGCACTAAAGTCTAAACTGTTTAGATGATAGCGGATTTTAAACTGCTGTGCTTCAACACCTGTATCTGCAGGAAGTCTAAGTCTTGTTACATAGGTACTACTTGATCCTATTTGTCGTTCTATATAATACCTGCTGGTATGATTCACACTACCTTGAATCTCATTTATGTACGGGTAACCTACGTAGGTGTTATCACTGAGAATTTTTGATCTAGAAAAGTAATCATTTATGCTTGCATTACCTGCAATATCAAATCGCAAAACAGGATGTGCTGCTTCATAATCAGCGCCGTGGTTATTTCCTACAAATTCAAACGTGTTTTCTTGGCTCACATTATCGTAACCAAACTTAAAATAAATTGCCTGCTGACTTACGTCCTTAAATGTAGAATTTTCAACTTTGTTTTGTATTGCTCCTGTTCTTATACCACTTGACGAGGACGAATCTAAAGTTGAAACTCCTACACCGAATCCTAGTCCAACACCTAAGTCGTAAAAATTACAACTTTCCCAAAGATTAAATTCAGTATCCCAATCGCTGTATACAGCATAAGACAAGTGATCAAATTTACAATTAACAAATCTGTTGTTAGTGCTTTTTACACTGGCACTCAAATTGTTTAGAACAATTCCACTATTGGCAGATGTAATGCCGTCTGTTGATGACCATGCACCTTTAAACTTTACATTTTCAAATATGCTATCTTTACAGCTATCCATTTGTAAAATTGTATTATTTTGCGTAGTTTCTAAATTACAATTACGGAATAACAAATGACTGCTTTGATTTGCTGTAGTGCTGGTACTGTGTGCAGCTGGTGATCCAGGGGTGCTGTCTTCGTTTACTGTAACAAAACAAACAGTTTGAGATCCTGTGTTTCTAATGACAGTGTTGTCTATACCCTCACCTACTATATTAACATGAGGTGGTAAGTATACAGTATTAGTGATAGTGTACACACCTGCAGGAAAATATAACACAACTCTGCTCTTTTCCGTGCCTTTAGTAGACGTGTTTAGATATAATTGGTCAACTGCGTTCTGTAACAATGTTGTTACATCTTGTGTGCTTGTGCCAGTCATACCAAAATCAGCAGCAGAAGCAAAATCATCTAATTTATTTTGCAACGTGCGTTTGGTATTGTCCGTTACGCCTGTTCTAATATAGCCTAGATCTGAATTGTATGAATACTCATTTGCTAATTGAAAGATGTTTGACTCATTTGTTAATATCTGTGTGTTACCAACAGCTGGCGCACCTTCACTAACAGAACCATTACCTATAAAAAGCTCTTGAGTATCTACAGCCCAACCTAGCTCACCACTTGCTAATTGTGGTAAACCTGAACCTGAATTCTTTTTACCACGTCTTACTTGTATTTTACTGATCTGAACAACAGCCATTAGATTACCTCACCTATATAAGCTATTTATCAGCTTTTCCTAGTTTGCTAAAGGGTTATCCAAAGCTAATTGTAGTTTAGAGTTTAAGCGATTTTCGAGCTCATTGATTTTTCTATCTGTATCTGCATATAATTGATCTCGCTTAGTATCAAATCTTTGATCTGCAATATCAATCATTTCTCGCACATCTGCTTCGGAAGCATTTACACGATTTTCAATTCTATCTACTAGATCTTCCACTCTGCCTACATCATCTTTTAGATCATTACGTATGTCTCTTGCATAATCTGTAGCTTGCATTACAGCGTCTTCAGTAGCATCCATTTGTTCTGCAAGCACACTCATCTGTTGCTCTATTCCCGACAGGTCTGGTGCTACATACGATTGGATCATTTCTTTCATATCCATGTAATCATTATATACTGTAAAAGCGCCATATAAACCACCTACTACGCTAGAAGCAAGGGCAAATGCTGCCCCTGCTGTAACTGCTGTTACTTTAATACCAAGTATTTTAAATTCTTTGTTTTTTAAATTCTCGATACTATCTTCTAGTTGTTCGAGGCCTTCTCCTAAATCTTTGTCAGCCACGTTTTTATCTCCTTAATCTAGGACTACTTTACCTTCTGCAAGTAGTCTTTCTCTATTTTTCATGTGTTGTTCTTGTACGTCATCTTTGCTTTGGCCATGGTAAGGTACTGCATGACCTTCTTCAATTAAAAAAGCAGTTACACGTTTTTCGCCAATTAAAAAATCACCAAGAATACGTCCAAACTTGCCTTTCATATCTTCGCCGTTTTTTGCTACTTCGGTCTTTAAGACTTGATAAGAACCTTCAGGTAATAATTCTTTCAACCGTTCTTTACTTGCTAATCCAAATGCTTTTTCTGTTAAATCTCTAGTTCTTGATTCAGGAGTGTCTATTCCCATAATTCGAACTCGTTCGTCCGTTAGACATACGCCAAAACCTAGATCAATATCAACGTCAACTGTGTCGCCGTCAACTACTTTTAAAATTTTTGCTCTATATTGATACATACCCTCTCCTTTATTATATCAATTATATTGGCTTTGCACCATCTCCCTATGCTTTAGCTCTTGTGCTAGACCATTTCGTAAGCCCTGCCTACTGTCAGGAACATACAAATCTTCATACGGGTTTTCTGATACATATAACAAGCCATCTGGAACTGTTGCGTTATATGCACTAAACCCTGGGACATAACTCATAAGTGCAAGTATTTGTGCTTGCAAAGCCATTTGTGCTTCTGCATCTGCTGCCGCTGCTAAATCTTCAGCGAGACTTTTGAGTTTGTCCTTTACTAATTCTTTTACTTTTTCTCTTTTTGAATCACTACCTTCTTCTTCATCTAATTCTTCAGTCATTTCTGATTCGTTATCGGTTGACTCTTCTACGGTTGCTTCTATAACAACTATAGGATCAGGCATTGTATTTTGTACAGGTAAAGCTGCAACTACAACTGTTGTTGAAGATTCTTGTTGCGGAGTATAATTTGGACACAACGGTGAATATTGTGGATCTGCATTACACATGCTGTTAAAGTATGCATCTTGGTAACCCGGACATGACATATCATACAGAGGATTTGCTGTGCATTGTGTTGTAAAAAGCTGTTCAGCAAAAGCTTCAGCATAGCCAGGACACGAAGGATCGGCAAGTGGATCTGTATAACAAGGATTTGCAGAATATATTAGGTTTAATGAAGATGCTCCAGTTGCAAATTCTGGGCCGTAATATCCTGCCCAATTGCCTGTATCGTCGCCAAAAGCAGATACTACTAAGTTTCCAAAGAAAGCAGGTTCAAGAAAAGGATCGCCAAAATATGTTGATCCCGAAAACGTTGTCCAATCGTATGAACCACTATAGTTGTATGTGTATTGTTTATATAAACTACCGTCAGCTTTATAGATGCTAACTGTAATGTAAAATGGATCAGTGCCAGGCTGATCACCAAAAAGATTAGCGTTACCGTTTTTAATGGTCCATGAATATCTATATCCGTCTACTTGTATTCCTGCTTCTTGCAGGGCTTGATTTATTGCTATAGTTTGCCTAACCACTCCGCCTCCCCAGCCCCAATAAAATGTGCCTCCGCCATAGTTAGGCACGCTGCCGCCACTAGTGCCTGCCCAGCAGTCGACGCCCGGAGTGCAAGCTGTATAAGACCCACTCCAAGTTCCTGTAAGAAGATTCTCTGTCTCAGATGATTGACTATTAGCCGCCGAGGAAACTAAAAGTGAGAAAAGCAAGGAAACCAAGTATAATGATTTCACCTGACTCAGGATTTCTCTTAGCATTAGGTTCTTCCTTATCAAACACGATAGCATTTGGTTCGTCTATATCAATCCACAAGTTTCTTGCATCTTCACCTATTTTTCCATCAATCGGACAAGGAGTTCCGGCATACCACATTGCTTGGAATACTCTTTCATCTTGACAAAGCGCTGATACAGCAGCTACCTTCATGCCCATGTCATAAAGTGTTTTAGATAGTTTTAATCTTTCACAATTCATGTCACGCACAGTGCTGCCAGCGGATAGTCCTAATATCTGCGTCTGCACAGCGCCCGACACACCTACTGTGCATAAATCGCTATTCGATGCACTTATTGCAGGCGAAATAGCACTAGGCGGCGGTGATGTAATGGTAGTATCTGATGTTGTAGTGGTTGTAACCGTACTTTCGGTTGTCGACTCTGTAACTATTGGATCTGTCTGTGCATGAGCTACTGATGCTGCACATACAAAACACAAAGCCACAAAATATTTAATAGCTTTATATGCCATATCATTCTCCCTATATATGACATACTATTTAGCGGATCAGTATTTTATGCAGTGTTTAGCTCATAGAATCGGTATACTCTGTCCCACCAAGCATTTTTCCATTCTTCAAACTCATCTGGCCAAATATCAAACTGTTGGTATTCTCCTGCTCGCGAGCACATAAAAATATGTCCTTCTTTTATATCAGTGCCATAAATTTCATTGTGTGCAATTGCATAAGCAGTTAATTGTAAAAAGTAGTCTTCAACCCATTCTACTTTCTTAGGCTTGTTTGTCTGTTTAAAGTCCATAATCGAGGGCTGGCCTTTGTAAGTACCCACAAGGTCAGTTGTGCCAGCATACAGATTAGGAACATACAGTGCTACTTCTGAGCCCCATATTTCATCTACATCAGTCAAAGCATTCATTTTAATTTCTGTTGCCATTGAGAATGCTTGCTGCGCATAAGGATTGCTGCCAGGGCTAGGCCATTCGCCATGCTCCACATAGTCCTCTAAATACTTGTGCATTCGAGTACCTACGCCTGCTGCTTCAGTAGTAATTTCTTTAGCTTTTGCTTCACCAACTCTTTTACGCCAAGCGATTAAATGAGTTTTGTCTTTTGTAGCATCTAAAATTGTTGTTACACTTGCTACTGCATTACCATCTGGTGTTAAGTATTTTCTTTGCCCGTTTACACTGGTTCTATCTATTGCTTTATAATCAAACTTGTTCTTTATTAGTGTCATCTATTTCGTCTTCGTCCCAATTATAAAAATCCATACTAGAATAAAATGGATCAACATTACTATTAGGATCGTCTTGTGCATCTACTTCTTTAATTTCTGGGATATAATGCATTAACATATTTTCAATGCCCATTTTAAGAGTCATAGTGCTGCCAGCACAGCCGCTACATGCACCGCCTAGCTCTAGCAAAAGTCTACCATCATTGAATTCTAAAAATTCAATATTGCCTCCGTGGCCAGCAACTGCCGGCTTGACTTTTTCTTCAATAAGAAGTTTTATCTCTGCTACAATATCGTCGTGGTTACGTTCAGTCATAATTCTATTATACGGTAAAATAATTAAAAGTCAACTAAAATTAGTCTTCTAGTTGTTTAGCTGCTGCTTGTGCTGCTGCTGGATCATCTTTTGCATCATAATCCTGCATGCGCTTTTCTTGATCAGCAGGCAAAGTCATTTGCTGATCTGTTTTCAATTCTATTCCGTCTTTATCAAATTGTTTAACAATTTTTTGAATTCGGTTGTCTTGATCGTATGCGTTGTTAAATGTATCAAAAGTAAACTGTTGCGCTCCTGCATTCGTCATTAAACGATTTAAATCTAAATTTATCACATTAGGCTTAGGATTTTTAATTCCATCAAAGTGAAGATACACAGGTTTTTCATCAGCATCGGCGTTGCCTTGCACAGTCACAAGAATTTGATAGAGTAGATCTGTATTTTCTCGCAGAATTTCTGCAAAGCGCATTTTAATAACTTTTCTTTTTACGAGTAGTTTTCTTCTTCTTTTTGCCGTAGCCTTCGCTCATTATAGTGCCAAGTCTACGTGAAAGATCAACTGATTCTCTACGTGTGCGGTCTGCTGGCTCATCCCCGCCGGCTGCGGCAGCAGCAGCACCAAACTCATCGTCTGTAGGTATATCTTCTTCACCTGGGCCTTCTATGTCAGCACCCATGTCCATATCAGGTGCGCCCATTGGCTCTACTGGGCCGCCTTCGCCTGTAAGTATACCAACACTTGCAACTAGCTGCTCTCTAGATTGTTCCATTGCAGCATATAAACTTTCTAGTGCAGGTTTTACAACGTCTTGGTATTGTTGTGCTGTGTCGGCTCCCATTTCATCACGGATGTCGTCAGCTAGTTCTAACATTGCTTTGCTTTGTGCTTCTGCTGTATCTTCCATCCAGTTAGTAACTTTGTTTACCATGTCTCTAGATGCCATTACTATACCAGCTCTGTCTTCAGCGCCTTCTATTAAAGCTTTGCGATCTCTTATCTCAGCTTCGAGTATTTCTAAAAACAGTTGATTCTTTTGATATACATCTGACTGTGTATAATCAAAATTATTTCCTTCTACAAGTTTACTTACTTTTTCTTGTAGAGTAGACTGCATTGCTAGTAGTTGATTCAAAGAATACTCGTCTAACTCAACATCAATATTAAATCTTTCAACAAGATTGTCTTTTAAATTTGTTAAAGTTGGCTTTTTATTCATATCTTTTATATTCATGGTGCTGCTTCCAATTGTTTAGTATATTTATCAATTTCTATGTAAAATATCTAACAGTTCAGATACTGCATTATCAATTTTTGCAGTACTTACATCTATTCTTACATCAAGCACAGATTGTGCTAGTGGATCTTTTGATTTCTTGCTTGCGTTTTTATAAAACAAGCAGTCATTAAAATTCTTATGTATAATATTATCTAATTTTTTTATTTGGAAAAGTTTGTCCTCGTGAGTATTAGATAATTTTGCTAAAGTAATTGCTGCTACTTTTGAAAATGTCTCAGCTACAAATTTTTTGTTGTAAAAAGTTTTATACCCATATTTGACTTTTCTTACGCAAGAACGCCCTATGTAGATGTTATTCCCTTTTTGATAAGGAATGTTTGAAACATCTACGCTATTCAGGAGCTCTTTTAAATGGGGTATGACAGTATTCATTTCGCTTTACCAGTATATGTCCGTCTTCTTTTATTTTATTTACTAGATTTTTACGTTCTAGAGTTTTAAATATGACTTCTTCACGTTCTGTCAAACTGTCAATAGGAACTGGCAATCCGAGTTTATTCAATAGATCTTGTTCTTCGTTTGATCGTTGAATCTCGTAACTAAGGATTAGTTCATTGATCTTCATGTGGCTACGCCTGTGGTTGGTGTAGTAGCAGTAGGCATAGTTTGTGCTGTCGGCGCAGTGGTAGGTGTTGTTTGTGCCGGCTGAGCAGCTCTTTGATTTTGTGCTGCTATCACTGCCTGTGCAGCAGCTCTTTCTTTGCGTTGCAGTTCTGGCAATTCTTCTGTTTGTGCTTTACGTATTTCATCACGCTTGACTCGCACTGCCTCCCTCGCCTGCTGCAAAGCTGTGTTTGCTGCTAGTACAGGGTCTTGCTCTTGTAGCACATCTTCTTGCTCTTTTAATAGATCTATAACTTTCATCTTCTTTTATTCAACCCTTGTGCTAATCTTTTACTTGCTGGATTAATGCGTTTTGTGCGCTTTGCTCGTCTTGCCATTACCTTGCCTAGTCTTGCTCTAGTAACTTTCATTCGTGCACTTCGTGCTACGTTAGGAGCAGCATGGCATGCTGTGGGAGAAGAAACAATGCGTCCGTGTCGCTTTCCGCCACTACATCTATATTTACGTACTAAAGTTTGACCTTTTCGTCCCCAAATTTGTTTTGCTTCTTGCATTTGCTTATCCTAACTGAAATATTAGCACAACGATAGTAGATAATAATCCTGCCATTATAGTGCCAGAGGCTGTAATAATAGTGCCGATCACAGTTTTGTTATTACGCTGAATAACTTCATTTTGTGATTGAATTAATTCATGCACTTTTGTTACGCTCTCCTCTACCTGCTCTAGTCTACTTTCTAAAAACTCGTAACGTTGAGCACACAAATCCACATGCGCTTCTAAATTTTCTTTTTCTAAACTTGTAGTGCTCATTGATATTCCTAATGATAATATATTTATGCTACACTTAGAAAAAGAATATTCTGTAGTTCATTGTCTTGGGTGTAAAAGCAAGGAATAGCAAATTCCACAGTTTCGTCTAGATCTATTAAAAAAGGCACTAGATCAAAGTCATTAATTAACATGTCTAGTGTAATAGAATCAGGTATGTTAGGCTCAAATTCAATTACCCAAACTTTCTGTGTTCCTTTGTATCTAGATCCAAATTGCGTATCACAATCTTCATCTTTTATAAAAAAATTAATGTTTTCAGGATTGGCTCTAAGTCCAATAGTTTGAATTACTGTGTCGCAGTTATCTTGTTGAAATGATTCTTTATTATGTCGTCGACGGATACCTGTTTCAGTAATGTCAACAAGTGTTTTAACTTGAAAGCGCATCAACTATTTAAGTCATAAAAAAAGCGCCACTGTAAAAGTGACGCTTTTTTATTCAACACAAATAAGCTTATTATGCTACAGTGATGCTTGTTCCTAGTGTACAAGCTGTGTCTGTACCACAACCATCTAGCGCACCAACTCGTGCAGCAATAGAAGCTGCGTCTGAGTGGCTTGCATCCATAATTAGGTGTACAACACCAGTACCAGCGTTTGCACCAAACACTAGTAGTGGGTTAAGTTCTCTTAGAATAGTATCATATACAGAACCATAAGCAGCGTCTACCGCACGTAGGTCAACTGCTGTGTTGTCGCCGTTAGATGTAGAACGAACAGTTAGCAGGAAGCTTTGTACCTGGTTTGTTGAAATCAGTGAGTTTACCGCATGGGTACCACCGTTAGCTGGGGTTACGTCAAATGTTACAGCCATTTTTTATCTCCTAAAATGTTTCAAGACCGGAATGATCTTGTTAATAGTATTTAGCAAGATAATAAAAAAAACTGGTTTTGCCTAATTTATTTGTTAGATTTTTTAATTCTACTGTGTAGCACTTTAAGCTGCTGTATAGCTGTTGGTCCTGCTTGAATAAAGTCATGAATCATCTTAATGATAGGCAAATAACTTTGTATATAATTCAGTGGAGAATTAGTGTTTTTGAACGAACGTTCAACAAATTTGTGTGCTAATACCATGTTGTCGCTGCCCACAAGCATTCTGTAGTATGCCATATCTTTAGTAGATCCTGCATCAAAGTCAGCTTGGCTTATTTCAATTTCTGTATCTCTTACAGAACTTACTTCTAAGCGATTTTTGCCTACCCAGCGAGAAAAGTCATCTATAATATCACTAGAGCGTAGTTTTGCTCGAGCAGCAAACAAAAGTTTGGTTACTACTTCTTTACGCTGTTGCACAGAAATTTTTGTATAGTTTGCGAGTAATCTACGTATAAAACTATAATCTGATATCTGTGCTGCAAGACTTTTTTGTAGTTCATAAAATAAACTGTATGAATTTATTTTAGAATCTCTTGGATTATTTTTAATTTGTGCTAGATGTCCAGCAAGTGTTGCGATAGGTAAATGTGTATTACGTCTAACTTTTTTAGCTGCGCCTGGATCTTTCAACTTATCCATTGCTGCGTTATCGCCAGTTACAAAATATATGAAATTGTAAAGGTCAGTATTTGCAATTTTAAACATTTTATAACCGTTGTAGTCTAAAGTTTTATCTAGATACCTATTAAGAAAATTATCATTTTCATTATCGTATCGCATTACTTCAATAATACATACAGTCAAAAATAATTTTTCACAGCAGTCGGAATATGTAAGTGATTTTTGATCACTTTCATTTCTCACCATTCGTGCTTCGTGTATTTCTTTAATGAACTCCATCATTTTATGCCGCTCAGCTTTTGGATTTGATTTAGTTCAATGCTCTTTGCTTCTCTTTGCACTTGCCTATTAGCAGCAGTGAAACCCGATCTATCAACTAATTTTATAGCACCTTGACTATGATCTAACACATATCCTTCGCCGCCTGAAGCATCACCAATTGTCGCTTTAATAGCTGTATTATGTGAGTCAAACTGCTTTATTATATCATTTTTAATTTGCATAATTTGATCTACAATTTTCCACATACCACTAAACGCACTTTGATGCTCAGTAATATACTGTTGAATACGCTGCTGTTTAGCAGGTGATACTTTGCTAGTGCCTAGCCAATTTACAAAATCAGATCCTAGATTTGTAAGACCGCTGTCTACTTTTCTATTAAGATAGGTATAGAAAATCATAGGCAGGTCTTTCATCTTTAATCTTGTTAAACGTTCGGTATTCAACATATCGTCAATTTGTGCACCATATTGTGTAATACCACTATTTGCATCATTTACATGACTGTCGTTGACATTAGGTGCACGTTCAACAGTTACAGGAGGAAAATACAGTACTTCACCTGTATTCATTTGATTGAGTATACTTTGCGGTACAGCAGAATCTTTACCGTCAGGAGTCATAAACCTGTGCACCACTACTCCACTTTTACTAGCTGCTATGTTTTTTCCTATTTCACTAGATGCATCAATAGAGTAGGTAACAATATTAGGCGTGAATACAAAGTTACCATTTTGTTGAGGTGGAGTATCAAAATACAGTAGGTCGCCTTTTAAATATCCTATTACATGCTGAGGAAAACTTTTTTCATAAAGGTCGTAAAGAGCAGACATCTTACCTGCAAATATTTTTTGTGCTTCTGGATTATTTGGGTTACGTCTACTAAACATTGCATTTACTGCGGCAGCGCTTGTGGGCTTACCGTCATAACCTTTAGCTGCAAAGCCACTTTTATCTGTTAAAACAAAATCACCGTTTTCATTGCGTCCAAAAATTATAGCCGGCGATCCGTCCCACTTGATAGTAACATCTTTGTGCCTGCCTTGTTCTAAACCTTTAAGCGCATCAACTGCACGAAGTGCACCTTTAGACCCTTCCCAAAAAATTAAATCTTCTGCGTGTTGTATACGTGCTTCTGCACCTTCATTCAAGGTAAACTTAACATCTTCAAATAGTTCTATAACTTTCATTAGATAGCTCCGGCTAGTTCACGCAAACGAGTTATATCTTTGCTTTCAGGTAATTGGATACCTTTTTTTGCAAAAGTTGCTTCTGCATCGGCTACTAATTCTCTGTAATCTATACGGTTACGTAGTTTTGTAAGAATTGTTTCTACACTTTCTAAGTCATCTGCTTGTGCATTTGGACCAATTAGGTGTTGCGCAATTTCTTGCGGATTTTTAGATATCACTTGATTAGACTCTCTATCAATCAAGCCGTTTTGAGAACTCCATTTCATTCCTTGCGCAGTAGCAATACTGCTCATCAGTATTTGCCTATCGGCTCCAGAATAAGCTGTACCTTCGTTAGAACCTGCCATACTCCATTTCATCCATTCTGGATCGCCAAACATCAAATCAGTTTGTACATAGCCATTTGACTCATCACCAAGAATAGGTGTAAGAAAATGCACACTGATACCTGTCTTACGAATCCATGTTTTTGGATCTTTACCATTCTTTTTACACCAAGCTGCTAATTTATTCACAAGTTCATCTTTTGAAACATCTTGCTGATTTACAGCCACATCTAAGTCTCCACTGGTTTCTTTACGTCCAGTAGATCCTAACATAAAATCTTCATGTGGTAAACCTGTAATTTGCTCTAGCCATTGTAAAGTAGGTAATACATCTGCTTTATTGATTCTCTGTGTTAATATTCTACCTTCAGGATCTTTGAATATGTTTCCGCCTTCATTAAGGATTTTCATTTTTGCTTTCCCTTATTGTGCGTTTTAGACTGCGATTGAATTTTTCAATGTCACCTGTTTTCAAAGCATTGATAAACTTTTTTTCTAGTTTTACGCCTACTTCGGTGCCATACTGATTGTCTATACGAGACATAAGATTTATAACACTTTCTAAAATGTTTGCAGCTGATGCTTCTATCATAGAGTCAGGATCTTGACTTCTATAACTTTGTAATTCTTCTAAGATGGATCTTGTCTTTTTACGCATGCATTTATTTAGCTGCTGTTACATAAATAGTTTTGGGAATGGAGGGCAACCCAATGCACATGAAATCACTACGGGTCTCGGGGAGAGGCCACGTTCTTGCGAAACTATCTGAGTTTGTTTACCAAGAACCGGAAGAAGCAGAAAAATTAGTAAAAGAATTTGGTTTTCATACTTTTGAATATTATAACAGAGACGGAGCACAAGCATATAGATTTGAAAGCGATTCAGATGTAGTGTTTGCATGCCGTGGTACTGAACCAGGTAATTTTAATGATATGCTTGCAGATTTAGATGCAAGAAAAGAAGACAGCGAAACAGTAGGCAAAGTACACAAAGGCTTTAAACGTGAAGCTGACGACATTTGGGAGATGATTTACGAAGATTTAATTGCTCTCAATGATGATCAAAGAAACTTATGGTTCACTGGACACAGCTTAGGTGCTGCAATGATTACTATTATGGCAAGTAGAGCGTGGGCCGATGACGCATTGCCAGATCCACTTGAACTACATACTTTCGGATCTCCAAGAGCAGGCGACGCAGTATTTGCAGACAGCATGAAAGACAAAACGCATTATCGTTGGGTAAACAATAATGATATTGTTACAATGGTTCCGCCAGCATTTATGGGCTTCAAACATGCAGGTACTGAAAAGTATATAAATTCTGATGGCCTTGTAGTAAAAGTAGACTTTGTAAAGAAACTCATGGATCGTTGGAATGGATTAATGGGTAACAAAATGGACATGATAAACGACCATACTTGTAGCCTATACGCAAAGCACTGCAAAGCAAATTAGTAATATTACTGTAACTTATGCACACAGCGCAAAGATCGTTTGCATTAAAAGGGGCTATTAAAGCCCCTTTTTTATGTTATAGTTGATGTAAATAGAGTTAGTAAAAACTTTTTCTTTCTCTAGATTTTACTACTAAACTTACAAAAAAGGACTTAATAGATGTTAAACATAGGACGGCTCTTCGAAAAAAGAGCAAGAGACGCTGCCCTTGACCAATATGTAGCGTTCGAATACGGCAGAGAAATTCGTAGTTTGATGCAAAATGGCATTCCACGTGATACTGCTATTCGTGGAATTCGTGATAGGATTAAAAAGTAATGAAAATTATACATCAAAAAATAAAAAAATTTTTAACCCTATTTGAAATGCCTTGGGAAGTAAATTTTCATGGCACAATAATCGGAACTGACAACGATGCGTAAATTTATTAAGTCTCTTTTTGATAGACGTTCTGACGAAGAACGTTATTTGGCTAATGCTCATGACATTTATGATCTTGAGAATAGGCAGCAAATGTTGAATAGGGGAGAAGCTCCTTTTCAAAAATATTATAAAACAACACTAGATGTATGGAACCATAACTAATGAAATCATTTTGGAAAGGCGTTGGCAACGCAATGAAAGCTGTAGGCGAAGCTAGAGCACGTAGAGCACTAGCTCAGTATCAACATTTACTAGACTATCACGGTGTTAGTATATCCGATACAGATAATAAGAATAAAAAAGGAGCCTAGTGCTCCTTTTTTTTATATGTACTGCTTCCAACTTTCTTGCCGCAGTTCAAATTTTAATTGTTTTCTTTTGTGTACTAGCTCATAATAATCTGGCCTATACGGCCGTCGTAACGGACTGACATCAGTCCGACTACCTTTTTTAACGTTGCAGCTTTTACATGCAGTTACAATATTAGTCCAATTTGTTTTACCACCTTTAGATATTGGCAATACATGATCTAATGTAAGATCATGTTTAGAAAATTCATTCCCGCAGTATTGACAAGTGTTCATATCACGTAGGTAAACATTGTTTTTTGAAAATCTAGGATGTGTTTTTCGCTTATACATATCTTTTAACATGATCACAGCAGGCACACGAGTTTCCCAACTTGGGGAACTTACAATCCAGTCATCATACCATTCTAACACTGCGCACTTATCTAAACACATATATGTAATTGCTTCTTTCCATTCTACCAAACTCAACGGTAGATATGACAAAGGTCTTGCATCAGCATTTAACACTAAAACGTCAGGCATTACTTTAATCCTAAAAAAACATTATAACAGAAAGGAAGATTTTGTCAACCGTCAGTCTACTGCTGCTATACCATCATCGATATATGGATCAAAATAATCTACAGCAGCTTGGCTTCCTTCTTTTTGTATAATTGCTTTAACAAATTTTTTTGTAAGTGCAGCGTTGGCTTTTAAATTTATTTCTTCATCTGCTCCGATGCCAGTTTTGCTTGCAACTAACGCAATATAACTTGCAGTGTCATTTTCACTAGGAGGTGCCCATCTTGTAATAATTCCTGTTATAGTATTCAGATTATATTTCTTTTGATAATTATACAAAAGTTTTGTAAGTGCACGGACTCCGTTTTGTGGTGTGTCAAAAGTTACAAATGCACCGTCGTTGCCTGTCTTTCCTTGCCAAGCATCTTTAGATTTTCTTATGTTGCCAGGATTATTATTTCTTACATTTCGTGGCGAGCTTTCGTTTCGTCTACTCTCAAAATCATCTGTAGGTTTAGGAACATTTAATTTAACACTTAAATCTCCATCTTTTTTGTTATAGTCAGCAGTTTTTGCATAGGCTTGAAGTGGATTAATTATGTCTTGAATACGATCAGTATCTAACTGATTGCGCAGTCCTAAAACTTCGCTTGCATCAATAATTTCTTGAGGATTTGTAATGTCCCCATTTTGTTTTGTAATATAGTTGTAAAGAGCTTTCACAAGTGCCATTGGATGCTCATTTAAAATTTCACTGAATCTCATCTTATTCTACCTCTTGTTACAATTGCTAATGCTGCTTTAAAAATTTGCCTTAGAGTTCTACCGTTTGGTCTTAGACTTTTATGAATACGTTTTCCTAAGAAGTCTTTTCTATTCAAGTACACATGAGTTCTTATGCCTCTTTTCTCTGCCATTTCTAACACTTGATCTAATAATTCTAAATCAGGCTGTGAATGTTTCCTTACAACATCTATGTATTTTACATAATTCTGTTTTGTAAGTTCAGTGCCGTCTTTGTACCTGTCAGGTATATATCCTGTTTCGTCGTATTTTGCAACAGTTTGTATTGCTTCTGTTGGCCATACATGAACTGCTCTAACAAATTTTTTAAGACCAATCACAGGTTGTTTGCCTTCTAGGTCTAACCTAGTTTCTAATTCATCGTCGAAAACTTGTCCTAGTGTAAATGGCCCTAATTTATAGGACCTACCTGGTGACTTACCTTGTCTAGTTTGCAGTGCTTGTTCTAATTTTTCTTGATTAATTTCAAAAGTAACGGCTCTGTCTAGAAATTCAGTAACATATTGATTGCTAGGTGATCTACTAAAACTTATAAAACTATCTTTTGCTATAGGAATGGCATCTTCTACATTAACTTCAAGACCGTTATTGATCAGTATTCTTACAGCCTTTTCATAAGTCATAGAGTGATAAAGAAGTTTAAGATCAGACTCGAATACAAATTCTTTACTTCTCATTATCTAAGTCTTCCGCGACCACCTGGTAATCTATCTCTTGAACCGTAATCTTTCACAGGGCCGCCATATGTGGTACTTTTCTTTCTAGTGCCGCCGAGCTTTACCCTGCGCCTGCCTATTTTCTGTGTCTTTTTAGTATCTCTAGCACGAAGGCCCTGTGCTTTACAACTTGCTTCTGCACTAGCACCTATAGGAGTGGTTTTCTTGCAAGTATCTTTACTTGCTTTCCATTCTTCAATATCGTCTTCGTGGATTGTAATATCGGCAATTTTCATACTGTTATTTATCAGCGATACTTGTCTGCTACATTCTCATAATACTTTTGTGGAGAAAGTTTAAAAGTGAGTGCAGATCTTGGACCACGAGTTGTGTTTAGTGATACAACTCCTGTTTTCTCGTGAAATTCTATTTTTGTGATTTTAGCACGTTCGTTGTTTTTACCAACTAATATTTCTTGTCCAAGCTCCAACTCTAAGGCAATTTTTTTTAATGACATTGTAAAATCCTCCGTTGTAGCACTGGTATTTATTGAATTTTTCTTGACATAATTTTGTATTGTGTTAAAGTAAATACAGTTAGAACAACGTTTAGGAAAACACAATGACCCTAACTCATATTGCAATTTTTGTTGGTGTAAGCGCCTTGGCTTATTTTTTAGGTAAGCTGGATGGTAAAAATCAAGCTACAGAAAACACTGTAGCAAACCTTATTGCAAATGGTTTTTTAAAGTATAGAGAAAAATCCAACGGCGATTACGAATTAGTTCCTCATCCTGATCGCTAAAAAGGGCTAAATATTGCATACAGGAGTATGCAATGAGAGCTACAGACCTTGTACGATCAGTACTAGACCTTTTAGATAAATTAGAAGCACACGAAGAACAGGAGCAAGTTGAGATTGTTCCTGTGTCTCCTTGCGAGCAACCGCCCGAGGGCCGTTTTAAACAGATTTTTTCAATGTTAAACGATCCTAATCGCGGTTACGATAATTCACCAAATGAAATTATAGAACCTGTAGCTAGTGTTACAACACATGCAGGCGGTGGAGTAAATGGACCGAAGCACCCAAGTGACATTAGAGTAAAGGATCCAAGCGGTTATGGCAGCTAATGGTATATCAACACTTTCTACAAAGCAAGCAAGACAAATTGCTAAACTAGAGTATGCTCAAGCAAAGCGTAAAGGAAGAGTGATAACTGACGGCGGTGCTTTAGGTACTTATGGTACATGGAGCGACAACGGTACAGACGATGATACAAAAAATTACCATCGCCCAAACAACACTTATGATGCTACAAGTTTGCCTGATACTTATAATGGCAATGTTCCTGGTGCAGATGATAATCCAAACACAGGCGGCTTAATACTTAAACGTCCTTGGATATCAATTTCAGCTCAAAGCGATCCAGGAAGTATTGATAACAGTGTTGATGGATCAACTTTAGCAGGACTACAAATATGGTATGATGGTGCTGATACTAGCACATTGATTCCAAGTGCTACAGACGAAGGACAAATTACACAGTGGACAGACAAATCATCGTTTGCTCACAACGCCAACCCTAACGGCGGTAGTGCTAAACCTACATACGAAAATACAACATTACAAAACGGATATGGATATATTGAGTTCGACGGTAACGATAACTTAAATGTGAATCCCTTTACAACTTTACAAAGTGCAGCAGGTTTCACAGTTTTTGTTGTTGGCAAACTTGCCAACACAACAGGAGTTCAATACTTTACTGAAACAGATCAAAACGATTTACGTATCAGTGCTGATGGAACTGGTATAACAGTAGGCATGGCAGGTGCAACAGGCACTGTAGCAAGTGAGGCTAATACAAATTGGGCCATACATACATTAGTTTTTGATGGAAGCCAAACAGGCAATGCTGCAAGACTGATATACAGAAAAGACAAAGCCGCAAAGACGCTTACTTTTACAGGCACAGTCGCGACAACGACCAGTGCTAGTAACACAACTTTTTACATTGGAAACAACGATGCTGATGATTCAGGTATAGAAGGATTTGTTGCAGAAGTTATCTTATTCAGTTCAGCTTTGAGTGCTACAGAATATGGTAACGTAGAAAACTATCTATCAAACAAATGGGGACTATAACCCTTGGCAAGTAACGACAAATATATTAATTGGGAAGCCGCAGTAGCACTTGGCAAAACCAAAGGCAACGAAGTATGGAATATTTTTGGTTATAATACTGCCGTAGGCACCAATCTAAGAGCAATGTGGTATAGAGCAAATACCACAGACTATGTGTTTCCTTCAGCCGCACAGATAATGCAAGTTAAAAGTGACAACACCAATGACACAATGAACTTGCTAATTCAAGGACTTGATGCCAACTATGATCGTATTAGTGAAACGATTACACTTGCAGGCACAAGTGTGGTTAACACGACAAAAGAATATCTAAGACTAAACACCGCAATCATACTTTCGGGATCAAACGCAGGCACAATTGATATAGGCGATGACTTAGGTGGAACACCTACATACTACAAAGGCATACGTCCAGGTGATGGTCGTTGCCAAGACAGTTTCTCAACCATACCTAGAGGCTATCAGTTTGCACTATATCGTATTGATGCGTTCTCAGCAGATAATACAGCGGCAAAACCTGCACTGTTTAGAAACTATGTTGCAAACCCAGCAGGCAGGATCCTAAACGTAGCACGAACAACATTCTACAACAATATGAATATCCAAAGACGCCTACCATTTGTGTATGCAGAAAAGACTGATATCCAATTCCAACTAGCAAGTATTTCGGGCTCACACGAAATAGGTGTGTTTGGAGAAGGTGTGCTACACGAAATGGATTTTCAAGAACATCTAAACAACCGTAGTCCATAAAAGTTAACCATGAGATACAACAGTCACTAAATCGCCTGTAATAAGGTTACTTGCGAATGTGAGAGTAGTACCTGATAAAGAAAAATCAATATTTTCTCTTAGAAGCACTCCATTAAGATATACATCTATTGAATCAATATCATAAGCGGTTGTAAGTGTTACTGTAGCTTGGCCGTCTGTGACAGTTGGATATTCTTTTGTACGTGAAGATGCCCCGGAAAAACTTGCTATAGTTGTTCCGCCCGGTGTTACACCATCTGATATCCTAATAGTGTTAGTAATAGAGTCATACCATATCCTGCCTTTTTGGCCGATGCGAGTGTTACCGTCCCCTACATTACGTCTACTTGAAAATATATCTTGTGTAAAGTCTGACACCGCAGTTACCTCACTGCTGACTTCTCGGATCGCCTACTTCTTGTTCAGCTTCTTCGTAACCATGGTCTGATTGATCTGCTAGCAATTTATCAATCACTCCGCTGCGTTTTCCGTTTGCGGCTTTTGCAAGTTCTGTATTTTGTTGCAAAGGCGGAGTAAACACAGGATTCTGGTCAAGTTCATCATTATCAGTGTCACTATTGCCCATATCAATTTCAGGCTCACCGTCCCCATTAATTTTTATGTTTATGGGTATGTTAATTGTAAACTCTCGTGCTCGCATGATAACCTCTACTGCCTTCTTATATCAGTATTTATCAATACCGCCTTGTGCATAAATACTATTACAAACTGTGGTCAACCCGCAATGCAATGTGGTTGGAGGGACAGGATCCCCGTGGAGAGAGTGCATGGCTGTAGGTCGTATATCAGGACCGTTACTTAAAGCTAATCTTGAGAGAAACGGTATTGACCTTGCAGTTGAAACCGATCTACTTTATATTGACGTAACAAACAACAGAATAGGCGTAAAACAATCTTCGCCTGCGTACACTTTAGATGTAAACGGTACTATTCATTCAAGTAGATTTGAAACAGATTTTCTCACTGTAGCGGACAATTATAATATCGGTAATGTTAATATAACCAGCACTGTGGCAAATCTAGAACTTCAACCTGCAACTGCATCTGACCGCACGGTAGTTATAGGCGATCTAGAAGTAACTGGCGACATTATTGGTTACAACGATGGCTTTACTATATCAGACGATACTAGTTCAACAATCGACGTTAGATTAAATTCCACACTCAGGCTGACAGACGGCGATGACATGAGTGTTGTAACCAGCAGTGACTCTGTGCATAACATTGTTACTTTTTCAAGCACTAGCACACTAGACTCTGTTACGTCACGTGGCAATGCTACAGGCAACGATATTTACGCAGGTGCATTCTATGGAGATGGTTCTAACTTAACAGGTATCAGTACAACTACCAGCTTTGTAGATCTTGACGATACAGATGTAGCAGGTCAAACTACTAATACCCTTATATTCTTTAACGGTTCAAAATACAAAGAAGCCACCACTGGTGCAGGAGTATCTATTGACGGTAACGGAATTATCACAGTAGACGAAGATACTGTTGCAATTGATACGTCTTCATTTATAAACAGTACCAGTAGCACCCTTGCAGATGTACTAGCAGACCTAGATAGACTTGGTGTAACTCTTAACGATTACAATATTGAATATCCAACTGTAACAGGCGGATCAGCTGATGTAACAATTAGTGCAGCACTTGCAGCTAATGAAATTTTATACGTATATTTAAACGGTGCACTTATGCGTATCAACAGCGACTACACGCTGAGCGGCACAACAATAACATTTGGTGAAACATTAGACGCTGCAGATCTTGTTACGGTAGTAGATACAAAGTCAGGTCTTGCTAAAGCTTATGCTATTGAATATCCTATTGTAACCAATGCTAGCACAAATGTCCTAATGAGTGCAGCTTATAGATTAGATGAAATTTCAGTTTATCTAAATGGTATCAGATTAAAAGAAGTAGAAGACTTTTCAGTAAACGGAACTACTCTTGCATTTGATAGTCCACTAGTTACAAATGATATCGTAGAAATACACGTATATAAAAACATAGCTGTAAACAATTCTTATATAAATGAATTCCCCTCGGTAACAGCTGGATCAGATACTGTTACTATGAGCAAAGCTTATAGGTACGATGAAATAGAAGTTTGGCTCAATGGTGCAAAACAAAAGGCTGTAGATGATTATACTGTAAGTGGCACTTCTTTAGTACTAGGTGCTGCTTTGACAGCAGACGATTTTGTGCACATAAGAAACAGTGTTGTTTTAGATTTAAGGTTAGGTGATCTTAATGACGTTGCCATTCCAAGCATCAACAGCGACAGTATTTTAAAATACAACGGTACTAATTTTGTTGTTGCTACTCAGCTAGAAGAAAATGGCAATGCTGTAATTTTAAAATATTCTGATGCAACAAAAGTTGTTACCGGAGCTACTGGTATATTTGTAACCGGCGATATTCAAGTGTCAGGTACTGTAGATGGCAGAGACGTAGCAACAGACGGAACTAAACTAGATGGCATTGAAGCAAATGCCACAGCAGATCAAACAGCAGCAGAAATACTAACTGCAATTAAAACTGTAGATGGTGCTAGTTCTGGTTTGGATGCTGATTTACTAGACGGTCAAGAAGGCAGTTACTATCTTGATTTCAGCAACTTTTCTAATCTTCCAGATCCAACAATTACACTAGGCGGAGACTTGTCAGGATCAGTGACACTTACTGATCTAGCTAGTGGCACACTTACAGCAACCATTGAAGCTAATTCCGTAGCACTAGGAACAGATACAACAGGTAATTACGTAGCTACAGTTTCTGGCACTGCTAACGAAGTGATTGTAAGTGGTTCTGGTTCTGAAACTGCTGCTGTGACTGTTGGCTTACCTACCAGTGTAACAATTCAAGATGCACTCACTGTTAGTAACGTTTTATATACGCCTTTTATTGATACCACCGATAGCAGTGCAATCACCATTACGCCTCCTGCTACATTTAGCACAGATGTAACTATTGAAAATGATCTTGCTGTAACAAGTGATATAAATGTTACACAAAATCTTACTGTTAGCGGCCATGTTGATGTAAACAATGCAGACTCTGTAATTACACACGGAGATACTCATTACCGCAAAAAAGAATACATATTATATGGCACAACCACTAATAATACAGAAACCGAAATATTTGTTGGAGGCACTGCTAGTAACAGAATTCCTGTTCCGTTAAATACAACAATATCTTACTCAGTTGATATTGTAGCAAGAAGAACAGATGCAGCTGATGAAAGCGGAGGCTGGCATCTCAAAGCTGTTGTAGATAATCACAGTGGTGTAATTAATGATGTTGGAGACCTATACGAAATTATCGTTGCTGCTGACGATGCAGACTGGCAAGTAGATGCTAGAGCATTTGCCAACGGTGTAGGTATATTTTGTACAGGCGAAAATGGTAAAACAATACGCTGGACAGCAGTAGTAAATACAATAGAAGTATCGCAATAAGGATTTAAAATGGCTAGACGAATTCGTGGCTGGAAATGGGATAACAAAGCAAAAGAGCAGTTTATCAATGACGAACTAGTCAGAGGTACTGATGGCGACGTTTTTGTTAAATCAGAAGCTGATGTTAGATCAACGCAAGATCTTATTTTTAATATAGACAGCGATAACGATCACACAGACAGTAAGTTTCAAGTAATAAAAGACTCTAGCACTCCTATTTTCACAATTAGAGAAAACGGAAGAGTAGGTATTGGGACAACTGCACCTGACACACTATTAGACGTAAACGGTACTATCACAGCAAACACTCTAAGTCTTGGCGATAACGAAAAAGCACTGTTCGGTACAGGAAATGATCTTGAAATTTACCATGACGGTTCAAACAGTTACATAGATGATGTTGGCACAGGAAGCTTGTTTTTACGTAGCGGAACAACCTATTTCCAAAATGCTGCCGGAACAAAAACAAGTATACAAACAAATTCAGGTGCAGGTCAGACTATTTACTTTGATAACAGTGCTAAATTTGCCACTACTGCAACTGGCGTAAGCATCACGGGAAACATAGTCGTATCAGGAACAGTAGATGGTCGTGATGTTGCAACAGACGGTACAAAACTAGATGGCATTGAAACAGGAGCAACAGCAGATCAATCTGCTGCTGAAATTTTAACTGCTATCAAAACTGTAGACGGTGCGAGTTCTGGTTTAGATGCTGATATTCTCGACGGGCAAGAAGGCAGCTATTATTTAGATTGGACCAACACAACCAACAAGCCAGATCCAGTAATTACTCTTAATGGTGATGCAAGCGGGTCTGTTACACTTACAGATCTTGCCAGTGGCACACTTACTGCTACTCTAGCAACTGTAAATTCTAATGTAGGAAGCTTTGGAAGTGCAACTGCAATTCCTGTTGTAACTGTTAACGCTAAAGGATTAGTTACAGCAGTTTCCACAGCAAGTATAAGCACAGACTTGGGAACAGCAGGAGACAGTGGCACAGGTACGGTCGCTTTAGCAAGTCAAAGTTTAACAATAAGTGGTACATCTAACGAAATAGAAACTTCTGCAAGTAATCAATCAATTACAATTGGATTGCCAAATACTGTTGCAATAACAACTGGTTTAACAGTAGGTGGTAATTCAGTCCTTACAACAGCTAATGAAGGAAGTGGTAATGGTATTGACGCTGACACAGTAGACGGTATAGAAGCAGCAGCTATAACACAATCAGGCGATAGCGTGGCTTTAACTGGCGATGTCACAGGTTCTACCACTGTGGCAGCAGACGGAACAATAAGTGTTGCGACTACTATTGCTGCCAACTCAGTAGCACTTGGTACAGACACAACAGGAAATTATGTAGCAACTGTTTCTGGTACAGCAAATGAAATTGAAGTGAGCGGAAGCGGTAGTGAAACTGCTGCTGTTACTGTTGGATTACCAAGCGATGTAACAATCGGAAATGAACTTACTGTTACAACTTCTTTGTTTACACCTATTATAGATACAACTGACAGTAGTGCTATCACTGTTACACCGCCAGCGAACTTCAGTGCAGATGTCACTATGCAAAACAGTTTGACAGTTGACAACGATGTAAATGTTGGCTCACATGTAGACTTTAATAATAACCATTATAATAGACACGCCGAATACCAAGAAGGTCGCATGTGGTATGACAAAGAACATGCTACAATAAACTATTGGAGTGATGACCCTAATGTTGTCCATGAAATAGGCTTAGAGGAACACCAACGAGTTTATAATGACACTGGATCTACAATTCTAAAAGGCCAACCTTTATATTTCAGTGGTAATTACACCAGCGGTGCAAAGCCAGCAGTACCTACAGTAGGCCTTGCAGATGCTACAGACGTAAACGCATACAATGCTCAAGGAATTGCAGCAGGTGATATTCCAAACAACAGTTATGGTTACTGTTTAATTGCAGGACAATTGTTTGATGTTGACACCTCAGGACTATCTGCAGGGCAAAACTTCTTTGTAGGGCTTACTCCCGGAGCTGTTCAAAACGCATCACCAGTTTATCCTAACTATCCCATGTGTTTAGGATGGGTTGTGAAAAGTGACCCAACAGATGGAATATTGCTTGTCAATCAACAGAATCACTCTGTAAACAGTTTCCGTGTTAGAACTTCTGCACATATAGGTACTGACCTACAAGTAGATGGAGATTTAACCGTACTGGGAAGTCAAACCAGTGTAAGTACAAGCGATGTAACAGCTGGTGCTCCTTTTTACAGAGCAAACGAAGGTGACTCTATTGGCGAAGCTGGCACTACTTTTTCAGGTTCAGGCTTAGATGATGCTTTCTTCTCAGGGCACTTTACAGGTACAAGTAGTACTACTTACTATGTAAAAATTGACAGTGTAGGCACACCTGATACCTTTGCTGTAAGTTTAGACGATTTTTCGACAACAATTAGCACCGGAACTGCTATAACCGGCGACAAACAACTTATTCATTCAGCTGATAATATCTATGTTGAATTTGGTGCAACTACTGGCCACACACTCAACGACAAGTGGACAGGTACAGCAGCACCAACAAATGTTGACACAGGCTTCTTTTCAAATAGAAATACAGGAGGTTCTGGTGTAGGCTATACACATGTGGGTTTATTCTTTGATGTAACAGATCAAAAATGGAAACTGGTTGAAGAATATGATCCTACTCCTGCAGGCGCTATAAACACAAGTCATGCAAGTTACAACGAAGGAACTTTAGTTGCAGGAGCTTTTGAAGCACCAACAGGTACTTTTTCTAGCACACTCACTTTAGGTGGAAACAATGTGCTGACAACTGCAAACGAAGGCAGCGGCAATGGTATTGATGCAGACACAGTAGATGGCGTAGAAGCTTCTAGCTTCTTACGCTCAGATGCTGCTGATGTAAAGACAAGTGGTGATCTAAGATTCGATGACAGCATCAAAGCAGTATTTGGCAGCAGTAACGATCTACAAGTATACCATGATGGTAGTAACAGTTACGTATATGATACAGGTACCGGCGAGTTACGTCTTAGAGGTTCAACTGTAAGACTACAGTCAGCAGCTGGCGAAACGCTAGCTGATTTTACAGAAGACGGTGCTGCTAGACTACATTACGACAATGCTGTAAAGATTGCTACAACTAATACAGGAACTAGTATCACAGGAAACATTGTCGTAAGCGGTACTGTAGATGGTCGTGATGTGGCAGCAGACGGCACGAAGTTAGATGGTATTGAAGCAGGAGCAACAGCAGATCAAACACAATCTGAAATAAATGCACTTGGTATTACTGCAACAGGACTATCTGGTACTC